AAGCAATGCCCGAGTTTTCTGAAGCGGGGGTCATTGGTTGCATCATCATTTTATTCATCATATCAGCTTACCGCCTTTTCTAAAAACTTGTTGCCCCAAGCCCTGTAAAGCTAGGACTTACATTAGGTTCTGGGTTTCCTGGAGAGGAAAATTGTAAGTTTCTCATTTCTTGACGATAGGTTTCATATGGGTTTTCATTAACAGTTCCTGAAAATATTTTCATACCCATTGGTATTGCTCCAATGGGAGTAGGCACTATAGCTTGTCTTATTGCTCTTGGTGCATCTTTATATGCGTCAGCAAAAGTTTTATAACCTGTGCCATATTCACCACCTTCGCTTATTTCCTCTGAACCACCAGTGCCATCCATATTTATAGAAGACCTATCGGTGGGGGAAAGTATATTCATAATACCTCGTGCTCCTCTATCTGCATATGTATCACCTGCTCCTGTTATACCTAATTCATCATATGCTCGTAATAATCCCTCTGTCCCTCCAGCTACCCCAAACATAGTTTCACCACTAGTATTGGGATTATACGCATACCTGATTATTTCATCTACTCGTCCAGGAAGTTTATCTTCATTAGTATCACCATAATTACGATCGATTAACCTATCACGTAAATTAACATTTATATCACCAACAAGGTCGTATATATCACTAACAGTATTAGCACCAGAAAAGAACTCTGGTCGTAAACCACCTTGGGTTCCTGGATCATCCATATCATAAGTGTTTGCTAATATTGTAGCAAAAGCTCGCATTCGTGGATCAATTTGCACAGAAGCTATACCTTCTGGTTCTGTAGTTGTAGCAACCGGAGCAGGTAATCTCCTTACTTCATCTAACAAAAGAATACTTCCTGTCTCAGGGAACCCTGCTATTTTCCTACCCTCGCGCACACCAAAATCACGATAATGTTCTCTTGCGGCATTTTCTACAACTCTTTGAAACTCTGATCCAGGAGCAACGCCTTGTGATTGTGCAATCCGTGTAGCACTAGCTAATACATCAGGGTTGGCTCTAAGGTAACCTTGCACAACAGAACTAGATTGATATTCATTAAGCGCATCTGCCGCTGCTTGTTGTTGTCTTTCTGCGGACATTCTTGCCGCTGCTTTCCGCAGGTCTTCAAACCTCTGTCGTTGTGCTTCTTCGGACATTACTTCTCCACCTTCTGCAAAATTTTCTCCAGAATGATCTACAATAGGCACTAAAGGTACTAACTCATTATTAGTTGGCGGAGGCGTAACCATACCTGTTGAACCAGTTGGTGCATCGCGTTCTTGTATTAATTCTTCTCTTCGCTCTGGTGATAAACCAAAAGTATCACCTAACCTTGGCGTTAATAACCCCCCAAGGAATGTCCGTCCACCATATGCCCTGCCTTCTGGCTGACCATGGAAAGCATAATGTAATTCTGCATCGCGCTCTATTTGCGCTTGCCTTGCTAAACCTTGCAACCCTCTTGCTTCAGCATTAGCTATAGACGCATTAAATACATCTGGGTTTTGTGCCATATATCGTAAAGCAGGAGATAGATATACCGAACCGCCTCTGTTAAATTTAGCTACAAACATGGGTCTGTTAAGTGGGTTCATAATACTTCCTAAAATATTTTATTAGCTGCTCCTGCTAAACCTAACCCTGTAGCCGCACCACCGACAACTTGATTAAGTAAAGAAGGATTAGGGGTAGAAGCCTGTGATATACTCATTTGTGTAGATGGCGCTCCTCGTAATATATCACTGTAAAAACCTAACCGTTGATATGGCTCATATACTTCAGCTAATTGGTCTTGTTGTTGAGCATCTAATTTAGCTTGTTCTGTCTGGAATCGTTGTTGACCTAACTGGTTCATCATATCAACATCTTGTCTTTGTAATCCAGATTGTAACTCAGCAAGTGCCGCGCGTTGCGTTGCCTGACGACCTATATCGTTAGCAACGCTTTGTAAACCTTGCGCTCCTTGTAAACCAAGTTGCGCTCCTTGCAAGCCAACCTGCGCTCTTAATTCTGCTTCACTTAATCCTAACCTAGCTGCTTCACTAGCAAGAGAGCCTTGTTGCGCTGCTTCTCGCAATGCTAATTCTTCTGCACTTAACCCTAACTGTCCTCCTCTAAGAGCAAGGTCTGCAGCTGCTTGTGATGCACTTAACCCTAACTGTCCAGAACCCAATGCTCCCTGTTGTGCTAACTGTTCTGCACTTAATTGTGTACCTGCTCCTGCCTGCCCTAGCTGTCCTGTTAGTTGTGCTAAATTTTGTTGTCCGGATCTGCCTGCTTCAAACGCTTGCTGAGCTTGCTGTAGCGCTTGTCCGTAACCTTGTTGCCTTAATTGTGCTGCAATCCTTGCTTGAGCATCTAACAAGTTTCTATCGCGTTCTGCTTGTACAATACCTGCTCGGGAACCACCAAACGCCCCTGCTTGTGCTGCCTGTGCATCTTCACGTAAAGCCGCTATATCACTTGCCCTTTGTAAATCAGCCAAACTTTGATCTATTACAGCAGATGTATAAGGGTTAAAAAAGTTAGAAACAGATTTGCTAGGGTCAAAAACTCCACCTATTCCTGCCTCAGTAGGGGTAAAACCTGTTCCTGCTAATGCTGTTATTGCATCAGTTGCTTTTTGTTTACCAAAATCTCCTGCTGCACGAGCTTTTGTAACCGCTTCTACTTGAGCTCTCCTTGCTCGCTCTGCATCAGATGTAGCTGCACGAGTAATCCCTTGGTCTATACCTATTCGTTGTGCATCAATCGCACTTAAAGCACCTGTTCCAGCTTCTCCTGGAGTACCAAATATATTTGCACGAACGTTTCCTGTAGCAGTACCTCCCCTCCTAATAGCACCAAGGATGCCATCTGTTCCTGTAGCAGTGCCTATTGCAGAAGTAATCCTACCGCCCATTGTATTTAGTAACGCATCTCTATCTGTATCGGTGTAACTAGCAAGCGCATCAGTGTATGCTTTAGTTACTGCATTTTTTAATCTATTTGCTGCCTCTTGGTTTCCTGCAAAAGCCTCTGATAAATAAGGTGCAAAAGAACCAATAGCTGCCGTGGCTAAATTTCTTGCTTGGTCTTGGAAAGGGTCATAAGCAGCAAACTGTGTTTGTGGTAACCCACCTGTAGGAGCTGTTTCAACAAGACCCTTGGCTGCATTTATTAGACCTAGTTTTAAAGCCTCTACTTCAGGGGCTTCTCTTTGGATAATCGTTTGTTCTTCTGTTGCCATGATTATGCTGCCGCTTCTTTTTCAAATTGTCGCATCATTGCATACATTCGTTTTGCACCTTTTTCACGATCATTACCACCTGCACCTCTAACAGCTTTTGCTGTCATTACAAACTCACCATCACTTAACATAGCAGGTATAGAATCACTTGTTCCTGTTCCAGGACCTTCTATTTCACCGCCTTGCCTAGCTTGTGTAAATCGTTGGTAGAAGGGGTTTGAACCGTAAAATGTCCGTGGATTAAAACCATACTGGAATCTCCCAGAAGCAATATCTTCTTCTAACAGATCTTGCCCTGTTTTTTCAAACGCTGATGTATCTAATTCTTCTCCTTCGTCTGCAGGGAATAAAGCATCTGCTGCTAATATACCAGCCCCACCAACTGCTAATAACGGACCATATTTTGTTAAGATACCTGCATCTGGGCCAACTCCAGGACGACTTGGTGATAAGTACTCTCCATACAATTTTTTAACACTACCAAATGGGTCATCAAAAATTGAGCTAGTTGTCGTTTGTTGAGCTACATTAGGGGCAACAGCAGGCGTAGGAGAAGGAACACCAGCACCAGTAGGTACTCCAGCAAAACTCGGATCAACCATAGGAGCAGGAGTAATACCAGTAGAAAGTCCAGCAACAGTCGCATCAACCATAGGAGCAGGCGCTTGAGCAAGTCCTGTTCTCAATGCTATAGGATCAATACCTACATTTGCGGTTGCAGACCCAAAAACTTCATTTGTAACTGGAGAAAAGCTAGTATCAACAGGGATTACACCACTAGTTTGAGTAGGAGTTTGACCAAAAAACTCACCTAATTTTGCAGGGATACCCATACTTTCAGGTGAGGCTGTAAAACCACTCAAACTACCTGCAGATAAAGCAGAACCAACTCCTGCCATGCCACCTGCAAGAACAGCATTTTTGAGCGATGTTTTAAAATCATTACCTGCAATTAAATTACCTGCTAGACTGCCAATACCTGCTGTAAGAAATAACGGAGCAGCAGGCAATAAAACAGGAGCAATAAGAGGCAAAACAATAGGAGCTACCTTTTTTGCAATATTAATAACTTTTTTGCCTACTTTTTTAATTTTCTTAAATAATTTTTTAAAGAAGAACTCAGGTTGTCCTGTAACAGGGTTTAATGAGTTCATCTCATTACCAACAACATACCGTTCTGGCTGTAGCCCCAGCTCTTCCATTTGTTGGTATATCATAGTTTTAAGTTTAGGGTTACTCTCTAATACTTCCAAAGGAAGCACTGTTTCACCCTCAGCAGCATGAACTACATACGTATCGCCATTTCTACCAAATTCTGCAAGTAAATCAGCAGCACCTTTAAGTTGTTGCATACCACCATCAGGAACTAACGGTTGGTCTTTAACCTCATAACCTAAAGATTCAATTCCTTGCATATTGCGATACCCTAAATCGTTTACATCTATGCAGGGAGCGATTCCTGACTACGCTGCAAGAAGCATACAGTCAAGAAAACTTTTTCGCAACCTACTTTCATCATACTGTAACTGTTACCGAACCTACATTTCCTGTTGCGCTAACCCCTCTAGGATGCGAACGGTCAATTGTTACTATTTTAACAAACCCATTTTGTTGAAAAAGAGCGCCTGTTTCTAATCCAAACGCATCTTCTTGTAATGCCGTAAGAGTTAAATTTGTATTTCTGCCTTCTCCAGGACTCAAAAACTGTTGTAAAAAAACGCTAAACGTACTTACGATAGAATCTGCATATTCTTTTTTGTATTCCGCAGGAGCGACAGGAAATTGTGGAGGAGGTAATAACCTTGCCATTACCTTCGGCCATCTGGTCTTATATCAACTCTTGGTGAACCTAACCTCCACCCTGCTGCTAAATCAGTAGAAGAAACTTTTAATGCAAACGACCTACCTCGTAATCTTACATGCACTAAATCTGTAAATTGCTCTACAGTAGTGGTGCTTTCTGCTACTGTTTGTGTGACTGTGCTAGGGTCATTTTGTGTATAAGCACTTCCAGGACCTGCTCTAGTTTGCAAAGTAAACAGAGCAGAGGGAGAACTGTTTGTAGAGTTTCTAAATGTAATATCGGGTATAAGACGGTGAACAAAAGTAAATTGATCACCATCACCTATATCAAATTGACTAGACTCTATATGTGCAGCAAGAGCAGAAGCTGGTTCTGTACTACCATCATCAAAACCATTTTCATGGTCATATACGTAATGATCTGTACCAACACTGACGGGGTATTGTTCTATACCCCTATCTAACCAAGCTGTTCTAGCTAACGAACCTGTATACCAAATTTGTTGTTCGTAATTATAAATAACATATTTATCATTTTCTGTGCTAGATTCAGAGGGGTAAAACCACCAAATTTCTGCAAAAGAAGAGTTTAACCCAGAAGCTATTTTTCTACCTTGATTCCAATTTAAATCTGAAAACACATGGTCTCGTACACTGCACGGCATTCTTTGAACGGTGCCTGTATATATATAAAATTCATTTTTACCCATCCAATACACTGTATCTTGTACAGATGTAACAGCAAGAGGCCCTGCTATAGTTATATTATCTGCTATTGTACTTAAACCAAAAGTAAACGGAGGCCCTATAAATTGCATCGCATGTAAACTTGTTTCAGTATAAATAAGAATTTGTTGGCGTGTTTCAACTGCTCTAATTATTTCAGAACCAACACCAAGTTTTAAATCTCCTGCAGTATTAGTGGCTGTAGAAGCCCAATCTGTTAAACTTCCTTGGTCTGCAAATCGTATAAGCAAAGGGTCTTGCACACCAATATTATCAGCAGGGTCACAACCAAATGCAATAACATGTCTATCAACATCTGATACAAGCACTTGTTTAGCAATCGTTGGGGCAGAAGTAGAACCAGATAAAGAGTTTAGTAAAACTGCTCTGTTTGCTGTTGTACCAGATTTATCCCAATAAGCGATTTGCCCATCTCTAACATTGAGCAGTAAATCTTCACCAAAATTATCATGAGACCATATTCGTAAATTATTTATACTGATCGCTGTATCAGCATCAGAGTTCCAAGTGCCTCTCCCCCATGCTCCTGCGTTCCAACCAACTCCTGGAACAGCGACATCTATACCTACATTTACTTGATATGCCGCAACAGTTGATCCACCGCCATTACCTGTATCACTACTATTAGCAGTAACAAGGCTAGGGTTTAATCCACTTGTAGTAGTTATAGATGCTATTGTTGTTCCTGCTGTTCTAGCTTGAATGGTAAAAGTATCGCTAGTTGGAACAGAAGTTATTTGATACTCTTGGTTTAAAACGCCAGCCGTAATATTACCCCCTAAAGAAACAGCAGAGGTAAAAGTAACAAAATCGTTTATAACAGCTCCATGATCAGTATCAGTAACGGTAATAGTAGAAGAATCGTTTGAAGCTGCAAAAGTAGCTTCTCCTGTTACAGTAGATCGAATGGGTGTTATATCAAAAAATGTTTGTCCTGCTAAAATATAATATTTTAAATGTGTGCCTATTCCGATAAAAGTTGAACCATCTAGTGCTGTCCAATTATGTAATGCTCGTGCAGAACCTAGGATTGCATCTGGGGCTTTTTTAAGCCAACCACCTATCTTTTCTGCATAGCCTGCTCTGAACCGCACTTTGTCTGAATCAAACCACCCACCCTCATTACTATATGAAGTAGTTTCTTTATTGATTCCTGGACGGAAAGTTAATTTTGTCAAAGGCATACTTAAAAACTTTATAAAGTAGCGTTACAAGCGTCTAGTGCATCCCAAACTAATTGTGCATGGGCATCGTTATCAAAAGCCTTTGTATTATCTGGATCATCTTCAGTTGGATCTGGATCTGTCCAATCACCTGAAACAGAAGTTAAATACGTTTTCAAAGCATTTTTAGTTTTTATTTCTTCAAAATCCCCACTGCCACCATCTTTAACAATGCCAATCATTACATTGTCTCTGGGTGGAGCAGTATCACTATCTACCACCACATACACTCCGTGCATACCCATTGGGTCATGTCCAAAATGTAAAAAGTCTGGTATTGTTCCATCAGCGTTTAGCCGATACTTGCATACTTTGTAAGCCATATTTTTCTCCTTTACTCAGCTGCCTCTAACCTAGGTGTATTTGTCAAAGAACTAGGATCATATATATCAAACCCACGACTGTTTGCAAACTTAGCTGGACAACTTGCCCATTTATCTGCACAACCCTCTAACCATTTTACTGTTGCTTCATGTTCAGGGGCTTTACCTTCACTAATAACTTTATTCTCCCACTGGAGATATGCGAACACTTCAGCTTGTGCTTGTGCTGCATTAATACCTAGATCAAATAAGTATATTAAGTTACCCTCATCTATCTGACCACCTCTAGGTCTAGCACTGTTTAATGCCTGTTTCATACAGGTCATTATATGGTATCGTGCTTCTTCTAGTTCATAGTCTTCTTCAGTAAGTTCATCTTTACCTATATGCTCCATTAGTTTGTCATATTGATTAGTAAAGAAGTTCATCTTACGAATAGCACCTTGCACACTATTTTGACCATTTGTTAGACCAGTTTCTAATTCTAGTATTTCTATCTCTAACATCTCTTTGTCGAGATCATCTGTGCATTTTTCTAATTCACGTTGTTTCTTTTTAAGTTCCACCTCTTTTTTCTTCATATTAATAAAGGCTTCTTGCAATGCACCTCTAGTACGATCTACTTCAGCTAGTGTATGTTTTATACTACGGATTGGGGTGATAGCTGTAACATCCAAAGTTACCCCCATAAACTGAGAGTGTGATTTATGAAAATTAGATGTAGCTTGAGCAACTGCTGGCATTTTTTCTTTTATGTTTGCCAACATAGTTTTGTACTCTGGTTTCACATTAGCAGGTAGACTTATATTTAATTCTTGTTGAGTTGCTACTTGGTTTGTTTTTTTACTCATACAAATTTTCTCCTTTGTTTAACTTATACCACCATGTGAGTTGGATCCTCCAGCAGTGTTTTCAGCAGAGGTTAAATCTCCAAAATCAGTAGCATTACCTGTAGAGGCTATTGTAACTGCATCAATAATATTAACAGTGCCATTTATCGCAGTGCCTCCACCATCATTTCCATATGCAAACCCACCAGCAAAAGTAGCTCTTGTTGGAGAAGATGCACCAGTAGATAAATATCTTGATTGAGTGGAATCACCGAAATCAGTAGCATTACCAGTTGAGGCAATGGTAATATAATCAATTATATTAGTCACCGCACCTGATCCTCCATGGAACCCTGTTGAAAAAAGACCTCTTGTGCTACTACCACAAGTGGCTGGACTACTTCTCGCTAATGTAAGATCACCAAAATCTGTTGCGTTACCAGTGCTGGAAATTGTTACATACTCAATAACATTGCTATATGATCCTGTATAACCACCTGCAATAACTAATCTTGTAGTAGATCCAGTTGCACCCCTTGAAAAGTTTCCTGCTAGTAAATTTCCAAAATCTGTTGCGTTACCAGTACTGGAAATAGTTACATAATCTATTGTATCACTTCTACCACCACTAGCATTTTCACCTCCTGAAAATATCCCTCTTCCATTTCCAGCACCAGCAGTTACGTTATCTCTTCCTTCAGACAAATTACCAAAATCAACAGCATTACCTTTTGTTGCAAAAGTAATGTAGCTAATGTTTTCTCTGTCACCAGGAGTTGTAGTATTGTTTCCTGCTATTAACAGTCTGGTAGAACTTGACGCACCTCCATGTGGAGCTTGATGACGTTGTACACCATCTCCAAAGTCTTTTGCATTACCTGCTGTGGCAATATTGTAATAATCTATTGCATCACCTTGTGTTGGGTTTGATTCATGGAACATTACAGCTTGGGCAGCAAAAGGTAGTTTGTTTAAGTAATTAGGCCAATCACCTGCTTGACCAAATAATAACGCATCATGCAAATGCCATACACCAGAGGCAGCAGCATCTGCATCATTTGAAGATGGTTCAACAGGACTTGGAGATATTATGGAGCCTAAATATCGCTCAGTCATTACGATATACCTCCGTGTTGATTGGAAGCAGCAGATGTTCCTTGTTTAACAGATGTTAAATCACCAAAATCTGTAGAGTTACCAAGAGAAGCAATAATTGATTGATTAATCTGTTTATAATTACTTACAGATGATATACCCCCACCTGTAACAACTTTAACACTACTACTAGTAGCAGAAAGTTGACTTACTGTTGCGTGTAAATCACCAAAGTCTATAGAATTACTTGTTGAAGCAGTTTCGATGTATTCTATAATATTAACTTGTGCGCTAGAACTTCTACCACCTAATACAAGTAATCTTGTACTTTTCCCTGCCATAGATAATCGTCTTCTAGTAGCAGTTAAATCACCAAAGTCAATTGCATTACCATTAGAAGCAGTTACTACCGTTTGTATTACATTAGTTAAAGAGTTGCCTCCTGCAAAAAAAGTTTTTGTTCCTGCTCCTGCTCCTGCATGTTCGTAAATACTAAGTGTTAAATCACCAAAGTCAGTAGTATTTCCATTAGTGGCAATTACAAGTCGGTCTATTGTATTAACAGCCATTTAACTTTCACCCCCTGAAATCACCATTATTGTATTACTTCCTCCAGCAGCAGTATCATTTCTTGCGTTAGATAAATTGCCAAAATCTGTAGCGTTACCAGTGCTATCTATATTTACTGTGTTTATTGTATCTGAACGATTACCACTTGTTGAATAACCAACATGAACAACTGCTTTTACAGAAGAGGCAGAAGCTGAACCAAAACTAGAAATAACAGCTAAGTCTCCAAAATCTGTAGCGTTACCTGTTGAAGCCATATTAATTTTATCAATTTCATTTTTACTAGTTCCACCATCTTGCCCACCAAAAAACAATGCTTTTCCTGCTGCTAATAGTAAAGTGGTATCAATAGGAAAAGCAGAATTATACTGATACTTTGTCTGTAGTTTCCAAACGCCTGAATACGATGGAGCCATTACGATATACCTCCATGTGAGTTTGATGCACCACCTTGTTGGCTTATTGCACCAGAACAATCACCGAAGTCTGTAGCGTTGCCAGTTGATGCTATAGTAATATATTCGATTGTATTTACCCTGTTGGTTTCTACACCTCCAGCGACAACACCACGCACTTTACTAGAAACATTTGAATTAGCAACATACCTAGCTGCTGAAAGATCACCGAAGTCAGTAGCGTCACCAGTACTAGCAATGGTAATATAATCAATAACATTTGAGACACTGCCAGTAGTTCCACCTAAAGCACATAAACGTGTTGAGCTAGATACAGCACCACTATCTCTTCTTGCAACTGTTGCATCACCAAAGTCTGTACCATTTCCTGTGCTTGTATATGTGATGTACTCAATAACATTACTATATGTGGTAGCGTTAGTAGGACTACCTCCATAAAGTATACCTCTTGTTGTAGAACCTGCTCCAGCAACACCAAACTTAGCAACTGTCATATTGCCAAAATCCGTAGCATTACCTGTACTAGCAATGGTAATATAATCAATAGTGTCATCTAAAGAGCTATAGTTTCCTCCAGCAAATAGTCCTCTGGTAGAACTACTAAGTCCTGTTACAGAAAATTGTGAAACTGTTCTGTCACCGAAATCTGTAGCGTTGCCAGTACTAGCAAAAGTAACATAGTCCATAACATTTGATGGATTACTGTAATCAACATTACCACCACCTGACACTAATCTAGTTGAAGAACCAACACTGCCAAGATCGTACCTAGCAAGAGTAAGGTCACCAAATGCAGTCGCGTTTCCAGTAGTTTCAATTATAATTTTATCTATAGTTTTTATAATTATGCTACGATCTGCGTTATAACCTGCTGTAAATAGACCTATAGCTGTTCCTACTTCTGGAGCCTGTACTGCTGGTGTGCCAGAGCAACATGCACCCATTGCAATTAAAGATACTGCTAAATCTCCAAAATCTGTAGCGTTACCTGTAGATGCTATGGTAACTTGTTGTATAACATTCACTATACTGCTAGGTAAATATCCTCCTGCAAATAAACCTCTGGTAGAATTAGATACACCACTTTGGAGATAACCATTAGCTGTCATATCGCCAAAATCAGTAGCGTTGCCTGTAGATGCTATGGTTATGTAATCAATAATATTATAGATAGTAGACCCACCACCAGTACCTCCTGCAAATAATCCCCTAGTAGAGGACGCTGTAACTCCATCATGCACATAGTCTCTTGCTGTTGTTAGATCACCAAAATCTGTAGCATTACCAGCACTGGCTATGGTTATGTATTCTATTACGTTACTTCTGCTTCCTCCAGATATACCTCCTGCTGCTACTATACCTCTTGTAGTAGATGCAGTAGATCCTGGACCATCTGCTTTTGTTGCAGTGCAATCACCAAAGTCTGTTGCGTTGCCATCCGTGGCTATTGTAATATATTGAATTACATTTCCTGCGGCTGAACCATCGTTACCTCCAGCTTGTATACCCCTTACATTATTTGAAAGACCTGTACCATGAACAGGAGTATTTGTTAAATCACCAAAGTCAGTTGCGTTAGAACTAGAGGACATGGTAAATTTTTCTATCGTGTTTATATTTCCACTATTAGAACTACCTCCAAGTATAATACCTCTAGTATCACTGGAACAACCAGATGCGTACATTCTTGCAGCCGTAAGATCACCAAAATCTGTAGCATTTCCTACAGTTTCAACTATTACTCTTTGTATTGTGTTTCGCCTAGCTGAACTTGCATCATACCCCCCTAGAAAAAAACCACTACTAGCAGCTACAGGAGTAAAACTAGAAGTAGCAGCAGACAGTGGGCCATTACCATAATCATTTATTGCCCATACCTGTGCTGTGTAGCTGGTGCCGTTTGTGAGTCCAGTTACAGTAATAGGAGAAGATGACGCAGTGCCATTAAATGTATTTGTTCCATCTGTTACTCTGGCTGCATATTCAGTAATAGGGTCATCACCAACATCAGAAGGCCCAGTAAATGCTACAGTTACTTCTCCATCCACAGCACCACTGGTTGCACCTATTGTTGGTGCATCAGGTACACTAAGATTGTCCTGACCCCCTATAAAGCCACCTCGTCGACGAGACATCCATTGCTCCTATTAAGCGTCGTCTATTTCTTCATAAGAGAGCACAGCAGAAAGATCACCTGCTGCTGAGGCTTGAATCTTCAAAATGTCGCTTTCCATGAGATACAAACCCATATTTTTATCAATTACTACTAGCGTTGCATCAGCAGGAACAGATATTGTTTTTGCAAGATAATAATCTGCAGAACTGCGAGTGATCCAAACATCAATAGAAGCAGCATTAGTTCCATCTATATTTGCTATAACCAACGAGTTAATTTTTTGAACTTTGTCTGATCCACAAGTTAGTAGTGATACTGCAGAAGCCGCAACGTCCGCATCAAACACGGTATTAGCGTATATCGATGAGACCGCTACAATATTTGGGTTTGCCATATTTTTTCTCCTTTACCCGAAAACCATTGCCATTGCGATCGCTTTTCCGGTACTTGCCGCTGAATTTATTTCAGCTGCTCCAACAGTCACACGAGTGGAACCTAAAATTAACCCATTAGTACCATCATGGGAGGCAATAGTAAAATCATTTGATCCATCAGCGATAGTCATATCTCCTGTTACTAATAAACTATCTGTGCCATCTTCATCATATTCCATGGTGACATCTTGGTCACTACCAAATTTGATTTGTTTATCATCTGCTATATAAACATCACCAAACTCTAAAGAGGCTGTTCCTAGATCGGCTCCGCCAGAAGCATCAGGCACAAAGGCGGTATTTGCAGTAATCGTTGTTCCTGTTATCGTTCCTGCTGTTGATCCACCAATAGCTGTTACATTTGCTATAGTTACTAAGCCACCATCTGCAATAGCTATTGCATCATCCCCATCTGTAAACTCAATTAAAGGAGTTTGCACACTTGTAGAAGCCTTTAAAGTAACAGCTTGAGTAGTTCCTGCTAAATTTAAATCAGTAAAAGCATCGTAAACAATAGCACCAGAACCTCCACCATCTGTAAGAATTACCTTTACATTGCCGTTTGGAATCGTAACGGAAGCACCACCGCCACTTCCTTGTTTTATAATGGTAGAGTAAGGCCCACTAGAACCTGAATCTGTAGTGGCGTTTTCTATAATCCAAATTTTTGAAACAGTATCAGGAGCTAAAGTAACTGTGCAGTTTTGACCTAACGCCCCTGTAAGTTTCAAATAGATAGAACGAACACCGTCTGAAGCAGCATCTGCCATTGTGATAGTGGCAGTAGAAGCATTACTTAACGCCTCGGTACCATAACCAAAAGCCTCACCAATAAGCTCTAAATTAGTATTAGTTGCATCACCCCAAGTTCCAGATCGCTCACCTGAACCGATTTCTTCTAACCTTAAATTATTTACATATGTACTCATATCAACTCCTTATGCCGCGATATCTTGCCAATTAGGGTCTTGACTAGGCACATTAAGACCCCAAACAAATCCTACCCCTACGATAGCTGTTGCACTTACACCAGTAACATCGATAGGAATGTTTGCATCTCCTATAATCGTAACACCATTTACAACTCCGGTGCCAACAATATCGGTAGTAGTTATTGTAAAGTTGGCATCTCCTTCAATACTTACAGAAGATACACCACCTGTTCCCGCAATTCCCGAAATTGTAACCGTGGCTGTTCCATCTAAATTAGCGGTTCCTACCCCTCCTGTACCAACAATATCGGTAGTAGTTATTGTAACTGTTGTTGCTCCTGAAACAGAGGCAGCACCACTCGTAGCTGTTCTCGCAACAGGGACAACTGATATATTGTACATTGTGGCCGAGCCACCCATACCACTGTGATTAGTGCAATAATAATAGAGTGTGTCGGGAGCATCATGTGGAACAGCAAAAGTAACAGTGGCACCACCTGAGCCAGCAGAGCCAGAAACTGTTACTCCTGAAGTATACTCCGAACCTCCTCCATGTGTGCCGTCGGAAGAAGTAGAAAACCTGAAAGGATGACCACTAACAGAAGAGTCAGATACATCAAATACATAGGTAGTTTCTCTAGCTAATACGAGAGTAAGTTGTTGCACACCATCAATAAAATATTTATTGCCACTGCCAGTAGAAACCACTGTGACAGTTTTAGTTGTTGTAATAACAGTGTTCCAAGACTGCGTATTCCACGCTTGACTTAAACTACCCCAACCTTTATATGCAACAACTGCATCTGTCATTTAAGCAATCCGTATTATTGCATTCGAAGCATCAGCGGTAGGAAAAACAACAGTAAAATCACCAGAACTAGCTGCTTTATCTGCACTGAAATCTAAAACTAAAACAGTAGGGTTACTTACCGAGAGCGAGGTTGTATCAGGGGTAGTATTGTAAATTAAAGCTCCCCTTACACTACTGAGAGTAACATTTGAAAAAACTAAATCATCAAAATCTACTAAAGCAGTAGTTCCAGATGTTGTAGGGTCTACCGTGTTAAGAGTTCCTCCTCCAGCAGAATAGTTTGTGCCAGAAACCTCATTACTTGTTGTATACGCTGTTGTTGCTGCCGTAAAAGAGGCACTGTTAGTATACAATGCTAATTTAAAAGTATCTCCTGAAGCAGAGGTATCAAAGTCGTGTACACCATAAAGTATTTCTTTTTTAAAAGAGGTACACATAAAATTCCCACTAAACGCCATATCAAAGTCTCCTTATAAGTTCAGCTAGTTCTGGGTGGCCTGCGTCTACTAAAGCGTTAAAAACTGTCGTTCTATCACTTTGTACAGCTTGTTTCATATAAGAGGCAATAACTTTCTCAATATGTGCAGCAAACGCATGGGCTTGTTCTCTGATAGCAGGTTCTGCTTGATCAGAAACAAAAACTAATTTTTTTACACATCTAGAAGCAACTTCTTCAGGAGAAGCTCCTCTATTATTAGTTGTATGCACTTCGACTTTAAAATCATCTGATAACTTTAAACTATCTGTCAACATTACGTTCTAGCCTTTTTTATGTATCCCGCAGAATAATCATCTGTTACTTCTAAAGCCTCGCCCAAGTTTTTCAAACGATTAATAGCTTCACCGTATCTTTGATTGTACATATTCATAACATCTTGCTCACCTTTCATAAAAAGGTAACATTCAGCAAGTGAGGCATACAAAAGAGCAACCTCAGCATTTTCACTTAACCAACTATTTGTCGTGTCTGCACCAATCGCAGTAATAACAGCAGTCGCACCACTTGTTCCACCTGTTATTGTTTCACCAACAGTATAATTTTGACTTGGTATGCCAACTGTTAAACTTGTGGCAGTATCAACAACAGATACAGTAGAACTTTGTCCACTTGTTCCGCCTGTTATCGTTTCACCAACAACAAATGTGCCTGATACTGTGCTTAGAGTTAAGAGATACAAACTTTGCGTTAAGCTGGCAGGTCTGTGAAAATAACTTAAACTTACGGTATATGTTGAATCAGGGGTAGGGGCTAAAACAAAGTAATTAACATCAAATTGCCCATAGTATTTTGGGGTGCCTGTTGCAGAAGCATTAGGATTGTATGATTGCACAAACTCTAACTCTTTTAATTGTAAGTACTCATACAGACTATTGTTAGTAATACTAAGTGAGTGAGGTGATAAAAAATCACTAGGAACAGCTAAATACTCATTTCCTGAAGAAAGTGTTCCTGTCACATTTTTTTGGAAAACATTCAGCTGAGTTGATTTAAGAATACGCTCTTCTGCTAGACGGATAAACATATCCATAGAATTTAAAAAAACAGTTTCTGTGTTTTGTGTGTAGTTTTTAAGAGCATCTTTAAGAGTGCTGTATGTAAAACTCATGATACGACAACCTCCACTTTTCCAACCGAAGTAATTGCATGTGTGGAAGCATTAGACAAAACAGGGAATGTTTTCTGCCCAACAAAAATATCTAAACCTTCAGCTCTATCTGGCCTTGGGTCGTACAATGCCTCTGGCTCAAATGGAGGTGGCGGAGGCTCTAATTGTGGGTGTTTAGGCTCAAAACAATCTGTACAAACTTTTAACCCATTCCACTCTTTTTGTAAGGAGGTGTATGGGTACTCAAACCCACACCTATCACAAATCGCTCTAGCGTATTTTCCAGAAGCATACTTCATCTTATAAACGTATAATAATCACGGCTTGGGGTTAAACTTAAACTTGCTCTATCTCTATCTTCGGCTGCTGCTCGCTCAAACTCTTCTTCGTATACAGCTTTCAAAAGCTGTGTTCTTTGTGGAGCACGTTTTAAGGAAATGTAATAAGCCAACCCTGCAGATAAACAAGGGTAAAATCTAAACGGTACATCTACAGTATTTTGTGGGTTATCTACATCATCTATACGAGTGAGTTTATCATAAACTAATGTGTAAGTATTATTATTTGGAGTAGGCCAAAGTTTTATTTCAGGAGTAATTAACCGATCTACATAAAACTGTGTAGGGCGTGAGGTGCTGTTTTTATTAGAAATATTAATATAAGCATCTCTACTGATTCTACTTATAGCAACATCTGTTTGATCAGAACCAGTTCCTGTTCTAATTACTGCAGATAATACATCAATAGTAGATTGTATTGGCACTAATGAAACAGCAGAGGAGACTGTGGTGGTAGCTGAACTCGTACCGCCTGTTATTG